GTCTGCCTCTACTGCTGGCAGCATAAGCTGAATCATTGGCAGTTCATTTAGATATTCTACAAGGCGTGTTTGTTGCCAAATCTTGTTTGAGACTTCTTCATTTTCTGAAAGATTGCGAATGTCCCGATTTAGGCGGATTGGCTTTCTACCTTCTTTATAACCTTTATTTTTTGATTTGCGCCTTTGTGAACCGCCTTCGCCATCCCAACAAATAACAACTTCATCTGGACATGTCTCGCGGACAAGCTTCTGGATAGATTGGAGAAAGCCCTTAAGACCGCCAATTGGCTGTCCATTGGTTGACAAACTCGGATTTACAATATAATTTCTAAACAGCAGATTTAAGCCGTCTATTACTAATAGTCGTTTCATTATTTCACCTATAAAAAAGGAAACCCCTTCAATAGAATTATAACATATCTACTGAAGGGGTGTCAAGTATTATTTTTTAATGACGATGTTGGCGGTGGCGGCGTTTATGCTTGCGGTGGCGTTTACGTTGAGGGTGCTTTTGCGCTGCTGCGGGCTTCTTTCTACCTTTAACCCACCTAACGTGTGTGCGCGGGTAGCGATTCAACATATGGCGTTCTACATTAACAAGATTCCACGATCCATGGACCCAAGCTCCGTTAGCTCGATAGTGTCCCGGTGTCCACACCCAAGCTTTAACCGTTACTTGGGCATGTGCCGAAGCATGCGGGGCTGGGGCGTGTGCATGCGCAACACAACCCGTTAAAAATGCACCAAAGAGTGCTGCTGTAATAATCTTGTTCATTATCTTTTTTCCTTCTTTATTAGACGAATACTTAATTGCATTATTCACCCACCTCTTCATAAAAATCTGAAGCGTTTCCCTCACGCTTATCAAACTTATGAATGACTTCTTCATCCATAATATCATGAACTCTTGCCCGAAACTGTTCCTCTTGTAGTCGTTCAGTCCACTTAGCTGCTTGGAACTTAGCGCCAAGGGCATTTCCAGAGTCGTCCAGAAGCGTGTACCAAGCACCTGTGCGAACAAGATTTGGTGAACTCGCAATTGCGTCAAACAGGCTTTCGTCGTCCTGAATGCCGATTTCTTCAGTTCCCCAAAGAATCTTAAAATTACACTGGCGACCTTGTGTTCCAAATCGTGACTTTTCAAGTTTAACTTTTACTTCCGACCCAATTCTAAAGCCGCTTTCATCTGTGACAAAAGATGCCTTTGCTTTTCGTCCGGTCAGCCAGATGCGAAGTGAGTAGGCATAAATCATAGCCTTTCCGCCTGGTGTGACATAGGGGGTAGTCATAGCCTCAGAGGGCGAACGAGTGATGTTTGATTTCAACTGGTTCAACACTAAAAATGTGGATTGAGAGTTGGCGATAGGAACAGTCAACTTAGACATACCCTTGGCAAGGATACGAGCCTTAACCGCCATAGAGGACTGGGGGTTGAAATCGCCTTCAATATCAGAGACAGCAGGAGTGAGTGCCAGCGAGTCCCAAATGAACAACATTCGGTTGTCATTATTAATTAAAAGATCCTCAATGGTTTCCAAAACAAACTCTACCGATGCTGCTTGAACATAGAGCAGGTTGTTTAAATCACACCCGGCTTTCTCAAGGAATGCGGGATCGATAGCCGATTCAGAATCAAAATAAATAACATCAATGCCCATTTTTTGAGCATTGGCAGCAACCTGGGCAGCCATATAAGATTTACCCGTTGCCTCTAATCCAGCAATTTCAACAATCTTGCCAACTGGAACACCAGAGAGTTTGCCTCGGCAGATAATAGAATCCAACCAACGAGAGCCGGTTGGAATCCAAGCTTTGACCTCAGTGGGGTTTTCTTCCGTTAGGTTGTGGGCAACATTAATGCCTGCCCTCTTATTAATAAGAGCCCGCATGTCAGTTAAGCTTAGTCTGCCTGCTTTAGTATTTTTAACTCTTGCCATTCTCATTTATTCTCCAAAGATAAGGGTGTGAGGCACCTGATAACCCTGTGCCTCCCTGTGGGCGCGGAATTACGCTCCCATGAGGTCGTTGAAGGCAGCATCAACAGAGGAAACTGCGTCAGTAGAAGGAGGGGGGGTTGTGGTCCCAGTCTCCTCTCCGGTGCCTTCTTCGCCGAGAAGGTAAGCATCTAACATTGCGCCTACATCTTCTGGGGTCTTACGCTCAAAGAGCGTATCAAACTCAGGAATGCTTTCAAGCAATTCCGCACAACGATCATCGCCTCCGACTGCCTCATCACAGAGAGCAGAGGAACGGCGACGGGGAGTTAACTTCGTTTGAGGGAAGCTAGCACCCTGTGGCTTACCATAATGGAGGACAAGATCTGTTCCTGATTCCGTATCGGTAATGTCGCCGTACTCGGGATTAAGAACGAGGTTGAGCAACTGCTCATATACCATCTTTCCATATCCCCAAACACGAACGCCTTTGTCTTCTTCGCCACGCACAAGTACGGGAGAGAAGAAACGCTGGCGAGCCATGAGGTTCTTCGCCATCTTAATACTGTCTTCGGTGCCCTCGTTAAAAAGCTTCCGAACAAAGTCATTTAGTGGATCTTCTTCGCCAAAGTTCTTCTTCGGGCTGAGAAATCCGGGGTTGTTACCCACATTATAGTGGAACCAGTAATCTTTAAAGGGATCGCCGTCCGCTGTTGGAACAATACGAATTGCTTGCTCCCCATCTTCAGGACGCCAGAAGGCACTACTCTTACCGCCTCGGTTCTCTAGAGCATCTTTGCGAGCCTTCATTTTACTAATATCAATTCCCATTATTTTATTTTCCTTTTTGTTTTTGTTTTTGTGGCAGATTTGCCTATAGTCAAGATGATAAATCTCTCATCTTGCTAAAATGTAGTATATGTAATATAACATAGACTGAAAGTGTTGTCAAGCTTTTTATTTAAAATATTCTGGATCTACTGGAATGCTGAAAAGCCATCCACTCTCGGCTTTACACTGACAGGCGGCTCCTTCGTCAAATCCCATAAAGCCTGCTCCGTAAAAAGAGCACACCATTTCACATCGACCAATTTGCTTTCCGGTATCGAGCGCATTGCTATTAACCCTAAGTATTGCCAATGTGCTAATAGCAGACAAGGCAGCGAGAACCAGTCCGCGCTTCCAATATGCCTTGGTAAAATTTAATACTCTTTCCATATTTTGTAAGTTCCTTTTAACTTTTTGTTTGATCGGTGTTTGCAATCAAATATCCATAATTTTGTTCGTAAGAAGTGGAGTGGACTTGAAATGCTGCCCTAACATCTTTTTCAATATTTTTGTTTATATTGTCGGTCAAACGTCGAAGTAGTTTCCCATCGGTTTGTAGTGTTTCAGAGTTTATAGCATAATAATAACACTTTTCTTTTATGTTGTCAAGTAAAAAGAATAACTTTTCTTCACCTTTTTCAAGATCGGTAATTCCAAAAGTGCTAATTGCGGTTGTGTCTTGTGGTTCAAAGGGTGTTGAGTGGACTGACTCTTGGTGATTATAGACGTTTAGCATATGAATTGTTGAAACTATCAAATCATTTAATTTGTCATAGTATCCAATAATTGGCACATCGCCAAGAATTGTCTCAACTTGTTTATTATCAACGAGATAAAGTCTATTAATCATTTTTGAACGAGCGTATTCCTGAAGGACACAACGAACAAGACGTTCTTGGTAAACATTGACCTTGCCAAGAAACTCTAAGTCTGGCTTAATATAAAGCACGCTTATGTTTTTCTTAGATAAGTGTTTTAAAACTTGTAATGTCGCACCTGAAATTACGCCTGAACCTGAAACTACAAAAAGTATATCATCTGTAGTATATCTAAAAAATGTCTTTAACTGCGGGGCATCGCTTTCATACTGCTCCGGGTGTTTTCGGCGTTTTAAAAGATGAGATCTCTTTTCACCTTTATCAAGACCCTCAGAATCAATCTTAAAAATTTTATACTGAGGATATTTTGAAAATTTATCTGCGATGGCGCAACCTGCCTTACCAAGACCCACTATTGTGTCCATTCGATCCTCCCCATATGACCATATGTTTTTCCAGCACTTAAATTAACTTTAAACTTACCAAACGGAGTATCAGAAAAGATGCTTAACATCTCTCCAATAAGTTCCCGCTCACTGTCCTCAAAATCTATTACAATACTATCATGAAGTGTAAAAGAAATAAAGGATTTTTTATCTTTAAGTTTATTAGCAATTTTAAAAGCTCTGGACAGTACCACATCACTTGTTGTGCTTTGTATTAAATAGTTTAGTGCATGGTGTTTGTCCGCTTGAATTACGCGATTCATTGGTGTGACGACAACTTGCCCATTCCAGTATTTTCTTAAGATGCCATCACGATCATAATGACGACTTGACAGAAGGTCTTTTGATTTAGGATTATATAACCAAGCGAAAATACGTTTTTTGGCTTCATCTCGTGAGCCAATTCCACGATATATATTATCTATATTCCATTGGTGCATGTCTTCCTGTGGCTGAGCCTTACCACTTAATCCAAGAAGAACCCGAAGCTCTGCTGCGTTGTAGTCAAACTCCACAAAATAGTTGTTTTTGGGCTTTAAGATGGAGCGATATTCTCCATCAAGAGTAAGAATTGGAAAATATCCTTTTCTTGTTGTCATTCGCCCTGTTTTTGTACCGTATATATTATAGTTGACATAAGGCTTGATGTATTTAGATTTTTTAATAAAATTGCGGGTCTTCAACTGGTGGCTATTTCTTGCGATCTCCGAATAATCCAAATTAAGACTATTCTGGCGAACATCGTATGTAAATTCTGCCAAGCTTCTCATAAAACTATAGTTGGCTGGCTTCTTATATGTTTTGACAATATGGTCTGTAATCTTGTTTTTTACTTCGCAATATTCAAGCAAGAATCGTTGAGGTACAAGGTCAAAAAAGCAGTGGATGTCCATGCTTACTTTGGCGGTGGAAAATGACTTATGAAAGGCTCTTAGGCGGCTGTTAATTGCCTCCCATCGGTGTCTAAGAAAATCAGGGCAAACTTCATTTAGTGATTTACCCTCAACGAACAGAGAGGCTATGAGAGCGTCTTTTTGAGAAAAAGCAGGGTTATAGTTCCAAGTCGCAGATACAGAGTCAAAGTCAAATTCTTCGCAGTCATAGATAAGTTTGCCGTCATGATATATGCCAGCACAATGCTTTTTATCGTCTAATGTTTGGACTAACAATCATCACTCTTAATATCCGCCAGAGGAGCCACCAGAAGTGGTCGTAGCAGTGCTTGTGGTAGTTTCGGTAGTTGTGGCGCTTTGTTGAACATTGGAAGTACTTTTGTGTGAAACAATGCTGGCTGGGTATCTAAACATTTTAAACACTCCATCAATATAACTCTTTGCGGATTCAATGTCAACATTTTTTTTCAGGTCTTGTGAATTTTTTACAACTTTGTTTAGATTGTGATGCTCAAGAGGGTTTTTAAGCTCGTAGTTAAGCATTTGAACATAAGTTGTGAGCCAATAGCTATCTGTGTATTTTGTTTCTTTGTCATATTCTGAAAGCTTCTGTCTTTGTATCACTTCTCGTGTTGATTTCTCACAAGTAGTTTTTAACACTGGGATTGGAATTGGCTGATTGCTTGTTCTAAAATCCGATGGTTGAATAGAATACTTGTTAGAACTTATAGCACCGGACTTTTTAACTATAGATATAGTAGGATAGTCTGTAACATAACTGTTATAAAATTGAGAAAGATAAATTCTGATTAGGTCATAATCGTATTCTCCAGCTTTATAATAACATGTTTCGAACAGATCGTCAATTATTAATCCAAATTCTTCCATATAGTTTTGCATTGCGGGCGAACCAAGGTCTGCGACTATTCTACCAGGGTAGTCAACATCTGCCATAAAACCAAACTTACAAAGAGCAGCCATATAAAAGTCAAAATTTGCATTTTGATAGAAACTTTGGGTTTTCTTTTTATCATTTGTGTAGCCAATGCTTGGACCTATTTCAATTGCAAGCCCAGTAGTTGAGATAGGGCATTGTGTAGAAAGAATAAAAGAAGAACGACTAAGCTTTATAGCCCCACCTCTTGATTTTAACAGATGGTTAATTGATTTCATAAAATGGTCAAAATCTTTTGGATAAGAGTTTTCTAACCCTGTGGCGGTTCTTGGGCGTTGTAAATAACTATTAATAAGAACCGAGTAAAGGGCGTCAATGTTACTCGCATATAATTGATGCATACTTTGCCAGCCTTTGATTGGCTCAATAGTCTCTAGAGCATCGGGGGTTTGTTTAACAACTCCAGTATTGATACCCTTGATATAATATTCTCTAAAATCTGAAAAAGCTTTGGCGACAAAATTTAAAGCATAATAAGTTTGGGCAGCTTTCTTGTTTGGGTTTGGGAGCGTCACTAAAAACTTTTCAGATGGGTAAACAATATTCGCCTCCAAGTCAACCTTTCCATAGAAGCGGGCTATAGAAGAATCAAAGAAATTGTTATATTTAGAAGTGGGCACAATCTCAGATAAATATAATTTTCTAAGATCAAAGATTTGTTTTGTACCTTTGCTGGTTCTGCGATTTAATAGTTTTTTAGTCATTCTTTGGACTGTTCCTTCAGTATGCGCATGTCGTCCTTGACTGCTCGCCTGTCCTCTGGATCCTCTAGATCAACCGCGAATTTCAATCTTTCTTTAAGTGAAGTGGTTTTGCATGTACTTGACTTAGAATTGCGTCTTAGTAGATCCTCATCACCAAAACTTTGCCACTGAGTGTCCAATTTCGTTCGCCATTCTGCTTTGCCTTGTAAGCTCACACTGTGAGTTACCCGGATCACCAAATAATACCCACCTAATCCCATGGCGCGGGCGGGTGATCCAAAATCTTTTGAGTATCCCAAATCTAGAGGTGCGGGATTTATATAAAGTATAGAGCCGGGTTTGAAGGCACTCGTGCCGATAAGATCTAAAGTGCAATTATATTTCTCTGGAATGATGCCGGGACCGTGAAAATCAGAGCCTTCAAAAAGTCTTGCTTCCCTTAAACCGGGCATATCTTCTCTCTGGAACTGGACTTCGTGAAGTATTCCAGTGTTAGCGGCTCCAAAAGTAATATGAGGTATGTTCTTTTCCCTATCTGCTTCTTGGCGAGTTTGATTTGCAGGCGGGTTGTTGACAACCACGGGTGACTGAGATAACAAGGTTAATTGTTTTACTGTAAGAGGGTTTTCAACCTCCCCTATGGTCAGATTGATCATACTAACGGTTCTAGAATTAGAAGCATGTCCGGCGGGGAAAGGGAAGTCGAGGAAATTGGTGTATTCAGCGGGAACATTAAACCTGTTAATTAATAATTCTGGTGGTTCTCGATCCGAGGTTTCATTTGGACTGTATCTTTCTGATAGGATTTTTGCAACTAAATCATTCATTAATAACTGTATAAAATCTTTAAGAAACAAAGTACTTCTTCTTGGTGCGAGTATCTTATTTATAAACCATTGCTTATACCTAAATAAAGAAATTGGTAGATCTGCGAGACTAATTTTAATGTCTGCGGTGGAGTCTGAAGGATCTTGATATGTAATGTCCGAAAAGAGGAATTCTCCAAACTCGTCATAGACCCTTTGCTCTATGAAGTTTGCGGGTGGAGAAGGTGTTGTCTGGGTGGACGATTGTGCGCTACTTTCGTTCCAGTAAAAAGGTCTTACAAACGAACCCTCGTTGAGAGTGAATTCAGATTCATCTCCATCCCGAATTTCACCTTGTTGTTTATCGGTGTAAGCTTTCTCTTCTTTCTTGGTTTTTGTTGTCACGATGTCAGGTGAGCCCTTAAAAAACTTTGATTCAAAGCTTTCATCGGTTGAAAATCTAT